AATGATACGGCGACCTACCTTGTTGGCAAGAGACACTTTTTGCCCATCGGCTCCGAAGAGCCTGAAGATTGTTGCAACTTCTGCCATGAGTTCATCTCCTGAAAAAGATTTTTGTTGAAAAATTAATCGTAGGATTTTTCTCTCGTGATTACGTACTGTACACTCCAGAAATCATCCTGGGGTTCAGTGACAACATTGGAATCTCTGGATATGACGGTATCAAGCAGGTAGCCACAGGATGTACTGATCTCAAGAATCGAATCGAGAGAATAAGGGAGATTTCTAAGCATTTTACCATCCGAGATAGTCTGCTACCTGCTTGAATACTTCTTCTGCCATCTCTTCTGCTGCCTTGGGTGCCGTTTCATCAAAGGCCGGCCAGAATGAGGGCCTGGCTGGAATACCAGTCCTTGTTCCATACTCATTCCAGTAGAGACGATTGGCCAGCTCTTCAACAAAAATTCCAATCTCTCCGTAAATCTCCAGCCCTTCACCATGGATCTGATAGGTTACATGCCTATACATATCTCCAGTATCTACCAAAGTCTTGCTGGATTTCTTTCTTTTTATCGTTGATGGAGCATTGGGCGGAGGTACACCTGACAAAATCTTCTTGACTATTGCTTTTTCGATTTTTTGGCAGGCTCGCTCCATAGGGCCATTGAGATCTATACCTGTTGCCATAGGAATTCACCATCCTAAGCCTATGATCTGAGCCCTGCATTGGCTCGATGGTCGATGTCTTATAACAAGCCAGAACTGGCCGCAGTAAGACCACATAGAAGTACTATTTGACGATAATGCTGGACCAGCCTGAAGGGAACTCAAATCACTGAGAGTCCAAGCAACTCCTGTTACAGGATTGGTGGTGAACTCTTGAGAGTATTCAGTCCAATTAGTGTACGGAGGCGGATTCACTTGATTTCCGTATGCTATGGTGCCACCGCTCTTAAGGCAAGGTCGGTAGTATGCGTTATGCGAATTGCCATCTACCCACCTACCAGCACATTTTGCATGGACTGTTACAGCCTCGATTATTGATCCGAGAGTGCCTGGCGTGAACGTGAAGAGGCATCTCTTCTCTGTACTGACGGCCTTGATTTTATCAGATGAGAAGGTTTCCTCGTCAACCAGAGTGTACATACCTACCCACTCTGGATACGTGTCAGATCCATCCGCCAGTTCTCCCATGGCTTCAGACAGATCACCGGTCCCGGTTGGCCTCAGAATCGTTTCTGTGCTCATTCAGCCTCGAAAACCAATCCGACTGATAGCTGTTTTGCTGATGCTGGAGATGCTACCTTGATAGTCACGAACTTTCCAGCAGCTACAGACCAATTGAGACCAGTCTCGCTGTAGCTTGCTCCATTGAGGGAGAAGCTATCTACTGCATCACCTATGGCACCATTGTAATCGTGAACATGAAGAGTGATTGTTGCAGTGGAGCTGATGAGAGCCTGCTCTCTGATTTTTACCTCAGTTATCTTGCAGGCCAGAGGGAACGGGCCTATGCCCTCCTCCTGGGCAAGGATTACTGCAGATCCATCACCAAAGACGAACGATCCTGGTCCAAAAACCCTAGTCAGCCACGTTTTATCTCCAAGAAGAACCTGCTTGGTTCCTGGGAACTTTGGCATAAGCCCATGCTTGCTGGTGCTTGCATCAAGATCAGTGTTATCGTCTGGAGAATACAGATCATCAAGCTTGGTCGCATAAGAAAGGTAAGCCCAAGATTCTGTAAACGCCGCAGACCCTAGCCCGAGGATGGTTTTTACCTCGGCCAGGGTCTTCTTTACAAAGGCTCCGGACCCACTGGCAACCAGGAAGTCATTAGCGGCAGTCGCCAGGGAATGCCTGGGATAATCTGAGTCATGGAGATGTCCCAACAGTGAGTACCTTGCATCATGGAGATGGCCGATAGCTGCATAATACGCATCATGCAAAGCATTGTGGCTATTGCCTCCATCTACTCCTTTTGAGATCGGTGCATAGACTGCATCATGCAAATGGCCCAACAGTGAGTACCTGGAGTCATGAAGGTGATTGGCTGCGGAATACAGAGAATCATGAACATGACCAAGAAGCGAATATACTGAGTTATGGTCATGACCAGCAGGCGAATAGACTCCAGTATGGAGATGGCCGATAGCTGCATAGGCCGCATCATGCAGATGGCCGATAGCTGCATAGGCCGCATCATGAAGATGCCCCAACAGAGAGTACCTTTCGTCGTTATGTGAGTCGGTGAAAGGTGATGGAAGGTAAAAAGCCAGGTTAGCCACTCCATTGGTGCTGTACTTTCCATTTACCTCGGCAGGAATTCCTGAGGAAGTTACCTTGACTATTGCTATCAATATCTGTGACTCATTCTCAAGCTCAGGTGGAGCTGGAATTCTGTTATCCAGGAATCCGCTAGGGTTGGGTTGAGGTGCAAGCTCAGATCCAAGGAGCCTCTTGAGGGTAGATGTATTACAGTCGAAAACAATAACATCATACCTATGGGTTCCAGCCGCAGTTGACAGGATGTTAGTCAACGTCTGGCCAGCAAACGAGTAGGTAGCATTGTTATACCTGTAGGTCCCTGCTGAGATAGATACCGAGCTTAGAGAAGCCCTGGTGGCTACCATGCCACTGAGGAGCCCCACCCCTGCTGCTCTCACCTGCCAAGCCTGGAAGTAGAGAGAGTGGGCCCAGACCTGATCTCCTGATCGAGGAAATAATACCATGTTATTATCACCGTATTACCTGTGTATTACTTTTATATTACTTGCAAAAAATATGATAGCTAGGGCTATGAAAGCCCATACTGAAACTATTTCGGTTTGATCGGGACCAATTGCAGATTCTTGTTCAGCTCGTATCCTTCAGGGAGGATGTAGATCCCGTCCGGAACGTCCTCGTCTAGGATCATGTCATGGTTGAGTTCTGCACAAGACCCAAGCCAGTTCTCTGGTGTTATGGCTGGCTTCGAGATGTTCAACTGAGACTCAATGAGGAACTTACCTACAAGGTCAACTTCCTCGAACGTCGCCGGCCTGCCGTTATCTGTGGAATTTATGATCCTGCCAGTTATCTGAGCTGATCCATCCCTGGTGTCAAACATGATGGTGCTCACCAGGCTGTCATCTCCTGCAGCAGTCTCCTTGACATGGATCTCTGAGGCAAAGTCTCCAGTACCGTTTAGGTGGGTTGCCGTGTAAGATATCTTGTTTCCAGCACCAGAGCCTTCTATTCTGAATTTGTTCTTCCAATCTTCATAGGTAGCCTTAACGTGATACTCGCTGGAAATTGAGTCTTCTCGTTTGACTCCCCAATCAGATATACCCCAGAGGATCTTAGAGCGGTATTCTGCATCTACGTCCTCTCCAGATGCATAGTCAGCTACATCTGGCATATCATGCCGGATGTAAACATCTCCATGGCCGACTATATGCAGGTTGTTTGAGTTGCATTCTCCTGGGATCTGGTAGAACGCAGAGAGAATAAACAGCCCAAAGAACATAGCTGCCAAGATTAGGGATGAGTAAAGAGTTGCCCTAAATAGCTTGACAGGTTCTATGTACACAGTTTCACCGCCAGAGTCTGATTGGTGCCTTGAGCCCATTTGCTATGCCACAGACCTTCGTACCGGCATGGAAGAGGATCCGGCCCTTTTCGCGCTCTGTCTTGTACTGATCAGGAGTCATGTTCAGGACCCTGGCTGCAGCCGCATCGTCGCTCTCTACATCCTGAGATTTGATGCTCATGAGGAGATTGCCTACTGCACATGCCTCTTGGCTGTAAAGATCGCAGTTTCTCCAAAGGACTACAACAAGATATGACAGGAGCGTAAAGAGGACAGCAAAGATGAGATACCAGTAATTCATTTGTTGCCATCCCCTGATTGGTAATTTGCAACGGCCTCAGCAATTGCAGACTTCTGCTCAAGGACCTTCTGGAATGCAGGACCGAGGGCCTCCAGGTCTTGCCAGATCTCCTCGACCTTTCCCACGATCTTCTTGACATTTTCCGCTTCACCGATAGTGCCGGCATTGCCTGTGGCATAGACCAACGCCAGGAGATCCGAGAGGTCTTTGGCAAACTCCAGGAAGTTTGCTGCCATGTCAGACTTCTGCTTGAGAGTGAACGCACTTCCGAGGATTCCGAGGATAGCCACTACCAGGGAAATGTAGCATTCGATATCAGTTAGCATGAAATCACCTACGGGATTCTGAACGGATCTCTACCAAGGTTGCCCTTCATTGCTGAGGTTGCCAGTGTCCTCAGGCCATCCCGGCCATATTTCTGATACCACTCCAGCCTGGTGAGGTTTGGGGTGGCATTGGACGGCGAGAGGAGAATGGCCCTATCATCTTCTCCGTAGAGCATTTCGATGAGGTTCTCATCAAGGACGGCCTTGATTACCTTATCTGTATTTCTGAGGTCTTTGACTGGATCGATCTCGACGATCTTTCTGCCACGGAGGACCGTGACCGATGAAACCAGGTCCTTTATGGTCCAGCTCTGAGGCATGGTGTATCCTGCAGGATCTTTGGCACCTCGGCCAGTGTATTCTATGCAATCGAGCCATTCAGTACCGGAGTTTGATTTAGGAGTTGAGTTTGGAATGGTTATCACCTTCTTAGAAAAATGAGTATACCCTACCGTATGATGGCGGTTTTAGCGCCCAGGATAGGCCAAGAGGCCAACCTGCAGGTTAATGGGAATGTCTTCTCATGAACCTCTTAGCACACTTGAGGCGGTTACGTGGCGGCAATGGAACAAGGGGCTTAGGCCGATGATTATCATAAGAAACGCCACATGAGAGGCAAACTGGAACATCCCTGGAGTCAAATGCAATGACTCCTTTTTCGTCACATTGATCGCAGTGAGAAGGCCCAGTAGCAATTCTTACCACCTCATGAGAGAACATAGAGCAAGCCAGAATAAATTCAGATCCCCATGATTGGCCTTCCTTGCTTGGACGGCAAGCATGGGCTGCCCTGCCTATGGGTTTTATGGGTTTATTAGACTTCTGACCCATATATATTTTTCTACCTCTTGACAGCCTTGATGAGGATGTCAAGCTGCTTTACAGCAATTGGGGTCTCGGTAGTGACCTTAGCCTGCAGGTAGTCATCTGCATCTACATCAACTCCAGTCCAGTCTGTGAAAGTGGTCTTCTCAGAGGTCTGGGCTGCGCTGATGGACGGCTTGGTGCCTTCTCCAACGAGAGATGCTACTCCGGCAAAGGTCGCACCTGCAAGGATGTCCACCTCTACCGTGGCTGCTGCCTCCCTGGAGATGAGGGTGACACCAAGGATGGTCAAGTTGAATGGTGCCCTGGATGTGGCGATGGCATTCTGAGCAATGAGATCACCATCTCCGGAGATCCTCAGGGGAATCTGGATAACGCTTATATCATCAACAAGGTCTGCCAATTCTCCAAGCTGGCCCATGTTTATTGCGTCACCATCAGCTTCACCATCAGCAACTCCAGAGAGTTTGTTGTTCCCAAAATTGAAAGGCGGCAGAAACTCCAATCTGCCGCGAAGTCCAATTCGGTCAAGGAACTTGACTATGAAGTTAGTCATGGATCAACCTCAGATACCATAGGTGCCAGCAGGGACAAACATTCCGCCAGATGAATCCTTGATGGCAATGGCGTTGTCGAGCCAGAGCTGCTTGATGAACTCATGGTTCTTGTCGGTCTTGTACTCGTGGGTGTGCAAGCCGAAATTGTTGTCAAGAACCTGGCCGTTCTCCATAGTGAAAGACTCTGCCGGGCCGTACTCAGGATTCCAGTCATAGTAGATGGTGAAAGGAGTCATGTTACGATCCAAGGCGAGAAGATCTCCCTCGACAAGACCATACGAGACCTCATGGACTGTGGCGTTGACTTGAGGAATGAAGAGGGTTCCCTGGCCAGCTACAGGAGTGCCATACAGAGCCTTGCGGGTCTCCATATCGACATTGATGCCCGTGATGTACTCGTTGAGGAGCCTGTAAGACTTTTTGTTGAGATAGAAGTCAGTGCCCTTGTAGCCAGTGTTGGCATCCTCAAAGTCATACTTGAAGAGCAGCAGGTCTTTGATGGGGTTGTAGCCATCGGAGCCCCAAGCAACCTTCTGGCGCTTATAGAAGTCCATACCAGAGGTGATGCGCTGGACACCATTTGTCTCATCGACTACGTTGGATATGATGAGAGCATTCTCCCATTCACCAAGCCAGGTGGCATTTCTGGTTAGGCTCCTGACGAGTACATCCAGGTTTTTCTTGTAGCGCCTGGCCTTCTCGTCAACGGCAAACTCGAAACCCCACTGGGCAAGCGTAGCCTGGCCAGATGTGAGCTTGGATGCCTTCACCCTGGTAAAGTCAGCTCCAGAGGTGCGTCTCCTGGGGAAGCGCTTGTTGGGATCGGAGGAAGCAGAGTACTGCTCCTTGGGCCAGGATATAGAGTCGGAATCGTTGAGACGCATCTTGGGGAAGAGATCAAGCCACTCAAACATGGGTGAGAGCCTTTTCATGATGAGTGTCTCGAAAGGCTCCTGCTGAAGGAGCCAGTCATTTTCGAGAGTGTTGAGGGAACTGAATTTGTCAGACATTTTATGCCACCTTCTCAATTGTCTTCAGGCCGATGCCACAGAGGATAGGGCCAGTGACATCTACGGAAGTAGAGCCAGTCAGGCGGGTCAGAGGGATGAGCTGGTTGTTTGTTCCGGTGCCATACTTGAAGACCCCATCACTGACATCATACGCAAGTGCCGTGGGTGCTCCAACTGCAATGGAGTGGGCGCCACCACTGTTGGCAGGGATTGTGGCCTCGATCAAAGCCATTCCAGACATGCCAAGCATCTCGACTGTGGCAACCCTCAGGTGCTTCCCTGAGATCATGGCAGAGACTGTAGAGACCTCTGTGGTTGGCATACGCTCTGCTTTTTCGATGGACAGGATTCGGCCAACGTAAGACGCTCCAGTCGAACTGAGCTTTCTTACGACGGGAAGGCCATCAGGAATAGATGAGTAGACGAAAGCCACATCATCATACAGCTCTACGAGATCTCCTTCCGCAAGCTTAGCAGCTCTGGTTACGGCGGGCCTTTCGAGGCCATAGGTATCCTCAATTGTGGTAGGGGTGATTGTGCCCTCAAACAGCAGGACAGAGAGCTTGAATTGAGCCCACGGGGCATCTCCTGCAATTGTGCCTTGTAGAGACATTTCAGATCTTTACTCCGAGTTCTTTGCTGAGGCGCTTCATCGCATCAACCCCAGTCATCTTCTTGCTGCGATCGAGCCTCTGGAGAGAGTAGGGAGTAGGGGCCTGTTTCTGATGTCCGGGTTTCGGTGTCTGGAGGGCTGCAACACCAGGCCCGGATCCATCACCTTCGCCACCATCATCAGCAGAAGCACCTGCAGAGGCAGCATCACCAAGGCCGGCAGGAGCCTGGCCAAGGTCGCCAACAATCCCAGCGAGAGTGGACAGGTCCATGGCCTCGTAGCGCTTAAGAGAGGAATCGCTGAGGTTCGGCAAAGAGCCCTTGAGGCTTGTCATAAGGAGTGCCCTGGCTATGCCATCAGCAGCAGCTCCTTTCTCGACATCGGATTTAAGAGACGCGGCGGTGTCGGTGAATTGCTTGAGCATGGCCTCAGTAGACTTCTGGGCTTCCTTCTCGTCTTCAGTGCTATTCCATACGATGCTGGATTTACCATCCTTCTCTTCAATAGAAGGATAGCTATACTTGATCTTTACATCTTTTTCATCGGGCTTTTTGGATTGAGTCACTATCTGGGCCTCCTTATTGCCCATCCACGATCTACGGGCCGGGGATTGGGCGACACCAACAATCTGGGAAACTACGGGGCTGAACACTGGGTCGCCAGATTTCCAGGCTTCTGCACCACGGGCCACGAAAGTAGCCATAGCATTAGCCCTAGCAATTGGGTCTTTGATGTCGAAAATGGACCATCCATATTCATGCACATTATCCATCACGAAGTTGAATGCAGTCTCGACCTGCTTAACAAGCAGCTCAGGGTTGTCTTTTATCAGCATTGCACCATTCGTGAAAGCTATTAACTCGTCTGGATTCTTGAACAGCGGAGGTGGACGCTCAGGCTCAGAGTCAACAGGAGCAGCAATTACTGCTTGAGTTACGACATTTGGCTTAGATACGGTTCCACATTCCTGCGTTCCGTCTTTGGTTATTTCACCACTTCCTTGAGGATTTTGATTAACGAGATGAGCTTCGCATCCATCATCGACAGTACAAGCTCCAATAGGGACAATACCAATATGCTCGAAGTAAATTTTGTCGGCTACTGCTTGGTAAGGCTTGTCATTCCAGACACCACCGGATTCTTTAAAATATTGCTGGAATCCAACTGAAACCCCAATCTTTTCACCTGATTGGAATCTCTGGAGAAGCTCTGGAGAGAGGCGATTTACCCACAGGACCCAGAGAGTGACAAGGGAAGATTCAGGGCCTTCAACTCGGTAATCTATCACCTGGCCAAGAGCTTCATCGGGCCAACTGGGGCATGTGGTACAATCTGGATGCCCAAGCATGATGTACTTGCCGAGAAGAGATGTTGCTGCATTGGCGAGAACTGCTGCACTCTCGTAGAGATCTGACCAAACACCCTCCTTGATAACTGTAGCCTCTGCAAAGACGACCTCAGAATCACCTGGACGATGGATGTTAATAACTGCTTGATAGCCTTCGCTACCGTGATACTTTTTCTGGGCCTCTTCTGGAGAGAGGATACGGGCGCACCCAGTCCTATGGATAGTTTTAGGTTCCAATTACAAATCCACCATTCCTGATCAAAACGAAATAAGTGCATTATGATATGGAACGGTTGGTATATTAATGTCTTACCATGAATAAAGAGAAAATCAGACACTAGGTTATTTGAGTCTGATCCAAAGTCTCTTGGACAAAAAGAGTTACAAGCTGATCACTTGTAAGGCCACTGGCAACTATCTTCTCTACAGCCAGGATAACTCGGCGATCATTATCGGGAAGAGCCATGAAATCTTCAGCTAACTCTGCACGATGAGCCATACTCAACCTATCATCGAAGGAGAGCCCTGCCATAGACAAGATGGGAAGGACTGCACCAACACGGGCCAATAAGTCATTATCTGCCATATCATTCCTCGGATCTAAGCAAGTTTTCCTATGATGTATTTCTGCAGGTTCTTGCTTGATACATATTTAACACCAGAGGTTCCTCTTTCAACGACCATGTAATAATCATTAACACGAGCTACCTCAAGTACCTTTTCTCCTTTTTGGAAATACCGGACTGTTTCGAGATTGGTCTCAGAAATGCCAAAGTCTGCGAGATTGGTACTGCTTGGGTCAACAACAGATTTAGCTAAATCTGAAATAGCCTTGGTGGGTGATGGGGGATTTATTGCTCCGCCTGTGACTTCTACGGCCTCATTCCTGGCCTTCTCTGCAACTTTTTTGGTGATTGATTCTGTGGCATCAGAAATAGTTTTGGCTGGAGTCTCAACAACGGATTCAACTCCTTTTTCGATAGATTTCTTTATACCAGATTCAGCAATATCAACCAAACCTTCACCGGATGGAAATTCTTTAACTGATCCCAAATACTGCTCGACAATCTCTCCAATCTGCCGGGATAATGGTCTGGGGTTAGGACTATTAAGGTACTCTGCCCAGCCCTCGGCAACAAACTCTCGGATATTCTTCTTAGCATATTGAGCTAAATCTTTTTGGGAGCCTGTTTTAACATAAGAGTCAAACAAGCTTTTGATTTTACTATCATCGCTTATGCCTAATTTGTAATCTAAACTATGGCCCAATTCATGATCAACCACAGATTTGTAGGATTCACAATATTCTGGATGAGTATAAGAAGATACGAGATCCGTAAAGATATCGAATTGATGATCTACTGTATCTTTTAGGTTAAATCTAATGATATTTTTACCGGATACTGTTTCTGAAGACGTAGCAGCATATGTATTATCGAAATAGTTGAACTCAATTTTGGGCGTGCGGAGTATTTTATTCATTTCGGGATATCTTGAATTTTGATAACATAATGAAGCCCTAATCTCTCGTAGAGTGTCTACAGGAACCCGATCATCATCGTTGTAGGCAGTAAATTTTTTAATGTCAGAGATGATATCTTCACGAGATGGTCCAAGACCGAGATTGTTCTCAATGGTTTCAGTTAGGGACTTATGGTAATCCAAAATAGCCTTATCATGAATTTCACAGGCTTCCTCAAACCTATTGGTATCGTCGATTGAACTATAGAATTTCTTCTGGATTTCGGAATCATAGATCTTATTTATAGTTTCGGGCTTATTTTTAATCAAAACTTCTTCGATAGTGCCTTCTTGAGGATGATATACTTCAGATATGGTCTTCTGGGAAGCCTCTTTATACTCAGAAACGGCTCTTGCTAAAGATGTCTTTTTTCTGTCGAGATCTCGTTTAGGTATGCTTCCAGACTTGGATTTATCGGATTTCCACCAATCGAAGTATTCTGATGCATCCTTATCGGCAGTTTCAGCAAGTTTCAGTCTGGATGACAGATAGGGATCTGAGGCTTGAGGATTTTCCCAGGGCTTCTTTGCTGCAAGATCCTTGAGGCGCTTGGATTCTTCTTCTTCTTCTGGAGTCTTGGGCCGGAAGTAGGCTATAGGCCGGCACTTGCAGCGATTGTGATAAGGCGGATACTCGTCATCAAATCCGAATACCTGGCCATCTTTATCGCCACAGTATTCGCACATTCGTTCATCGCCGGTGGCAACCGAGATCCAACCATCTGCCCCAGAACGCTTCAGGCCCTGGATGTAGCCTTCATTTCGGATTGAATAAGGAATAGTGTCGGCAATGAGGTCTGCATAAGATTCAGGAGTGAATGAGACTGGTCTCTTGCCTTCACGCTGAATGGTTATGGGCTGATTATTGAGGATATCAGGGATCTGACTTCTGAGATCTGCAGCAATCTCCATGTCATCCTTACCATCAGCTATGCCTTGGTTGACAAGATCTGTGAGCTTAGAGGCAAGGGCCTCGTTGTAGTCCTTGATAGGATTGAGAAGCCTTAGGGCCTCATCCATGAGTGCCTGGGTGTCTTGGGCAGTGGTATCTGGGCGTTCGATGATAGGGATGTCTTTGATGGCATTGACAAATCCATCTCCATAGCATCCAGCAAGTACCTTCATGAGGCTGATCTCTGCATGAGTATCGAACTCCTGGAAGGCAGATCGAATTGCTAAATTGACATCTGATGAGGCCATTTTTTTACACTCTGAGATTAACCCCAGGAAAATCCCTGGGATGATTTCTTGATGTGCTAATCATTAAGCAACTTTTTTACTAATAAGTTGAATTCTGCTTCGGTGCCTTCAAACCTCAAGCCGGATCCTGTGACAGTGATGAGAGGGAGGTGTTCTGAGTTGCCATCTGCCCACAGGTCGAGGTCTACAACACGAGGTTGGGCAGGACAAAGGGGTTTAGCTTTGGTCCGAAGCTCGATAATGAAGGCAGCTAAGAGCAAGACCAAAAGGAAAATCGTGCAAAAGACCAGAGATGTGAGAGAGGAATGGCAGCACATCTAAGAGCCCTCTGGTAATCCCCTGGCCTCTCCTTTTTCAACCTTCTTTGCAATTGACTCAATGAAATAGACGAAACTATCTGTAATAGCCGACTTTACACCATCCTGCATCTCAGGCTCATGCTTATCGAGGGTAAGTTTGGATTCGAGATCGTCATGGGTCTTATCTTCTGTGGAATGATGGACAGTGGATGGCGGAGGGACAAAGAACCCGCCTCCAGCAGGTATCATAGGCTGGAGAGGCTTGAGGGAATCGCCATCTGATCGGATTGTAAGATTCTTGAGAGCATCGGGGCCATCCTTGATGAGGGTGCGTGCCTCATTCAGTGTGAATATGCCGCCAGTGTAGAGGGCATTGGCTGCAGTGGCGAGCTGGACAATGACTTGAGCCTGGGATAGCTGGACTGCAGCGATGGCAGTCAGGGCCTCATAGTCGTCTCTATCATATTCTAAATAGAGGTTCTCGAAGTCGTTCGGAGTGAAAGGCAAGTCACGATATTCGAATTCAGACTTGAGCTTTTCTTTGACATCAACTTCGATGCTTCGGAGGAGACCACCACCATAGCCGGCCATGAACTTACTGGTGATCTTCGAGGTGGCAAAGGTGTTCCCCTCCTGGTATCCAAACAGTGTCATGGGAACGCCCATAGCTGAAGCTATGGCCCGGTTGCATTCCTTGATGAAGTTGAGGACAGAGGAATCTGGCATATTAGAGCCGCCCTTCTGCTCGAAGGTCACATCATCGGATAAGGTGATGATCTCATCGGGCTCCATGACCATCTTTTTGCCATAGTTGGGCGAATACTCGTTAGTGTCCATGCGATAGAGTTGGTCCTCAAATCGCTGGAAAATCTTCTGCGAGGCTTCTGTAGCGGCCTTGATACGTTCTTCGCTTGAGCCTTCATAATTGTTCAGGTCAAGAACATCACCAAGGGCAGCACTTAGGACCCACCGGGGCATACCTGAACGGATCCACCGGAGATAGTCAGTGATGAGAGTAAGCTTGCCCTTGACGTAAATGAGTAGGTTCTCATAGGTGCTGGAGCCCCAGATGTTATACGTAGATCGGTTGAAACTGTCTTGGAACTGGTTTCCTTCACGATCCCAGGTTACTTGCAGGACATCACGATCTGGTAGGACGATCTCTGGTGGCAGGCCGTCATCATCTTTACTTTCAGGAGTAGACGAATCCCAGGTGATATCGTAGGGCTTATCACCACGAGATTTCTTTTCAGAGATGACATAATAATCCGCGCTGTTAATGATGCCCTTGAATCCTTTTGGGTCCGAAATGCAGCGATCACTGAGGATGGTAACGCTGTCTGGCGGGATGATTTCGGAGGAGACGATGGTTTTATCCTTAGCAAGGCTACCACCTTCCTCTTTAACTTCTGGATTACGGCCAAAGCGAACAAAAGAGTTACCATAGGAGATGAGATCCTTGGCTATTGTGCCGATGAGAGAAGCAAAACGCCATTCGGCAAGGATGAGATTGACATTGGACAAGAACCCTTCGGAGGGCTGATATGTCTTGTCAGAATCATCCAGGCGTGGCCCAAGATAAGATCTCTGGATCATTAGGGCCAAATAGTTCTTAGAGATCTTGATCTCCGGGTCAACTTTCTCAATGAGGCGATAGAATGCAAAACGGTTATCGTGGGTCGGGGCCTGGAGAAGGAAGTCCCTTGCTTCCCTGGAGATAATCTCTTGGAATGAGATAACATCAACGCCAGATTTGCTATCAGTAACCAACCTGGCTGATTGCTTAATTCGCACCATTGGCAGGGTGCCATATGATCTTGCGGGTTGAGATGAATGAACCTTAGTCTTCTTGTCCATAAAATCCTCCGAAGGCTGCTAAATAGTAATCACTACACATATTTATTTTATGTCCTGCTATGGCCAAAGAACCTGGGCCGGATCCTGTTGGATTCCTTGTAGGACTTGAGGCCGCCAAAGGTCCGCATGAGATACAATATGGCCTGGGATGTCATGTCTACCTGGTCATCATGGCCTTTGGGGAAATTGATCATCTCTTTGATGTAATGATGGGTCCAAGGTGCAGCCTTGATCCAGACATTTCCAGCCTGGAAGTAAGGAACGACTGCTGAGGCCCTGGCTACTTTGCTGTCATCAGGGTTGATAGGAATAAATCCGCCAATATGGGTTTGAAGAGAATCGATAATAGCAGCACCATTTGCTTTCTCTTCAATGACCTTGGCTGAGATGGCCGGATATGCAAGGAGAGTCTCTTTAATGAGGGCTTTAGTATCATTGAATCCAAGCCTTTCTACTACGAGGTGATCAAGGTACATGTTTGGCTTCTTCCAACCCCAGACACCAAGAGCAACAAAATCATTATCATCCATCTTTTTGTACGTGGCATCAAGAGAGAGAATCCAGACATCGGGCTTGACAGGAATCTTGGTATAGAGGTGATCCTTGAACCAATCCCGCTGGAAGATCGAGCCCTTGCGCTGGGTGGGACGCTGCTGCAATTGGCTGGCAAAAACGAACGGGTCCCTCTGGTATTCGACTATCTGCTCTGGGCCTTCACGATCAAGCCAAAGGAGATCTCCGGATTTGCGGGTAATTACCTTGCCACTGATGGGGAATACGATTTCTTCATCTTCCTCAGCGATAAGAGGAAACCTGAGAAGTGTCCAGCCATTTTTCTGCATGAGGTGCCCGGATAGCTCTGATGAGTCTATGTCGGTGAGGAATCCAGTCATATCGACCTGATGCAACCTCTGCTGGATGAGCACAACTGTACCCTTCTTCTTATCGTCGAGCCTTGAGAATCCCGTATCATAATACCAGGAGTTAGCATATTCTCGCTCGGCTGTGGACTGAGCTTTCTTGGGATTGGTAGGGTCATCTATGACGAGATCTCCACCCATGCCGGTAGTGGTGCCGGAGATGCTTGAGGAGTACATTGATCCATTTTCGTCATTCATGTAATCTGCTATGCGATTATGATCATCACATAGCTTGACGATGTGGCCCCAGTTACTTTGATACCAAGCTGATAGCAGGATCTTACGCCTGAAGTCCGAATGGAGCTTGCTGAGGTCTCCTGAATAAGAGACGAAAAGGCGACGCTTTGAGGGAACATTCACCCATTCCCAACAAGGCCAGAATACCGACACAAGCAGGCTTTTCATGTACCTGGGCGGCATATTGATTATGAGCCGGAGGATATCGCCCCTGGTCACAAGCATGAGGTACTCACAGATAAGTTTGATATGCCAGTTAGGCAAGAACGTAGTGCCAGGGTTAAGGATGGGCCAGGCCAAACGACTGAAGGTGTAGAGGGATTTCTCGGCTGCTAACCGCTCTTGGACATCGATTTCACTCTCGGATTGGTCGATTTGGCGCTTGAGGGCGGGATCAATTGGTACAGCGAAAGTCATAGTTTTCGTGAGAGTTTTTAGCAGTTTTTTCGATTAGACGAGTGGCGAGGTAAGCAATTAGTCGAGATCTTCTTGCAATGCTTTGGCCCTTTCAGCTATGCTCTTGAGCTTCTCTCTGGCCTCAGATTCCGTAAGCTGGACTGAGTAGAGGGGTGAATCACTGTCACCGGCAATGGTCAAACGCTGAGGGAATGCCAGACCAAGAGCTGAGAAAGCAATCTTCTGGAACCTTTCACCTGCTCGGGAGATGGCCTCAATTTCAGGTAGGGGCATCTTGGCCGGAGGGAGGGGCTTACCATCAGGACCTTTGGCTTTGGGGTCAGAAATCAAGTCATTGAAGTACCGGCCTAAATGATAGAAGCCTTCCTTCGTGATATCCAGACTTATTTTATTTATTCTGTTAATATCCTCAGCCCTCTTCTTGAGGCCCTCCTCCCTCGCCTGGCGCTCTAGTTCTGCCTGATAAATGCCCCGCTTTTCGCGCCACTTAGCCTTCGCTGCCCTGGTCCGCAAATAGCCTGGCCGTATATTATATTTTAATGCCAATTCGTCATAAGTGGGAAAATGAAGCAGGCCGTCAGACTGCCTCAATCCCTGCTCGAATTCAAGCTCGATGGCAAACCAGTTATGTTTAGTCATATAAGGTCAACACATGTGGCTTAAGTCCTTTTAGGATACCACGCCTTACTGTACTTGTGATCCTTGGTATTCATCGATTTGAAGACATTTTCTTGCAGGAGAAGGTCAATTTCATCCTTGGTTGCTCCAATTTCTTGGGCAATTTTCTCCTTTGGAATACCAAAAACCATGTTTAACTGGTAAACAACCTCATGCATTTTTAGAGCAATATGGTGGCCTTTAGCTCGATTGAGACGGATGGTCAGGAACATCCTTTCTGGCTCTGAGAGGTTCAACCTGCAGACTGGTACGTTGCCATCAGTGAGGTCTCGAACTGCTGGACTGTTGATGGCAAGCCAGGTGCGGTGATAGCCATCAATGATAACAAGGTCTTGAGTAACCATGATGGGCTGTATCCACCCTTGCTTAATGAGAGAAAGCTCCAGGAGATTCATTTCGGGCTTGAAGACATAGTTAGGGTTGTAGTCGTTGGCCTTGAGAGATTCTGCAGGCATCCATTCTACATTGCAGATGGGGTTTTCAGAGAGCGGTCTTTTCATGGTCTAAGCCTCATTGAGTATGCCAGAGTTTTCAAGGTACATGACGATGCGCTCACCTATGGTCTCGATGCCAGGGTAATCTACAGCAATTTCATCGAGGAATGCAAACCAGGCAGATCTTTCTTCATTGTTGGCCAACCGGAGACGGTAAATGTGCTCGGCCTCATCGTCTTCTGGTAGGCTGGAGTTGTCACTACCTGAAGAGGATTGGCTATCTGAGTCATTTCTTTGATGAAGATCATCGAGCTTAAGACTCATGGATTCTACATCGACAAGAGAGAAGCCTGTGTGAGCAATATCGAAACCATCACTTGAGATAAGATCTATTTCTACGAGGAGTGATTTGAGGTCCCATTCGGACTTCTTGGCTGTAGCATTGTGGGCTATACGGAAAGCTGCAGCAGCAACCTTATCGATGTTAACCGCAATGAGCACAGGCAGCTTATCATAGCCAGCCCTAATTGCAGCTTCGAGCCGGCCATGACCATGTATGATTTCATAGTCCTTATCAACGAGGATTATGTTCTTGAAGCCAAATGTGTCAATGCTATCCTGAATTGAGGCATAGCTCTCTTCGGTGTGCTCGTTGGGGTTGTTTTGGTATTTTTGAAGAAGATCTACAGGCAAGACCTCAGCACGGAGGCCATGCTCTAATAGCTGAGAATTGATATCCGGTTGCATTTTTAAGCCTCCGAGGGTTCTCGGCTCTGGAGATATTGCTTGATGCGTTCTCCTGTCTGGCTTTCAGGGTATTTTTTGGAAAGGATCTTGAGGAATGCATACCACTGGTTTGCATCATCGGCTGAGGGGAAGATGATTGTGTAAGTGGTTGCATCACTGGTTGAGACTGGAGATGAAGATGTGGTTTTTTGGGTTGGATCTGAGCTTTCATCACGGCGTTTCCTCATGGCCTCAAGATCTAGTTCATCAAGCCCAGTGTGCTGAATCTCGAAACCGTGATTGCCGAGCATCTCTATCTCATTGAGGAGAAGGTCAGGATTAAAATCTGACTTCTGGCGGGTGACGTTATCAGCAATCCTCAAGGCCCTGGTCTGGGGTTTGGATAGGTCGAGAGCCACAAGGACTGGTAAGGTTGTTAAACCGGCCTCAAGTGCTGCCTCAATTCGGCCATGACCATAGATAACCTCATGATCAGTGTCTACGAGGACGACATCAAGGAAGCCAAAAGTCTTGATGCTGTCGAGGATAGAGCTTATGCTTTCTGCATTGTGCTTGTTGGGGTTATTAGAATAGAGTTTCAGCTCAGATACGGGTAAAACTTCGATGCGTATTCCAAAAAATGATAGTTGGTCATTTATATTTGAAGTGTCTGTTGCTTCCATTTAGGTCTCTCCTTTGAGTTTGGTAGGGGTTTGAATTGAGAGTTTTTAGGTCCAGTATGCTTGAATGCAGGGACTCCATGATCCCTTTCGAGGATACCAAAGTCATTGCTAAAGACTGGTGGCCATTTCTTGCCTTGGGCCAAACCGTCAAGGTATGCCTCGAACTGAGCTGGAGCCCGGAATCGAGAGTGCAACATCATGTGGCACCTCCAGCAGAGGCAAATGACTTCAAGAGGTTTGTCGTAATCCTCATTGTGCCACTGCCTGATCCCCTGGTCCTGGCTGCAGTATTCGCAGGGTTGGGTTGATGGACTTGGAAGCTTACCGGATCGAATTGCTGCATTGATCTTCTTCTGCGCTTCTTCCCGAAGTTCTCCGGAGAAGGTCACGCCCTGAAGGTTTGTATATGGCCTCATCATATCTTTTGGAATCCTCCCTCGTATTCAATCTCAACCTGGGATGGCTCAATTTGGGGCTGGATTCTCTTCTTGGCACTTCCGCTTGAGACTGAATGCATGACATGCAAGAGTGGGAAGCCTCCGAAGTTATGTAAGCCCTTTCCAGCTTTGAGACGGTTTTCCCTTGTCTTTTTGGCAGAAAGTACATTTCTCATGTATATTCTCTGCTCTCTAGGATCTGTGATGTTATCCTTGATATACTTTATGATGCCATCCCAGGTATGGGGATACTTCATGATGATAGCGTCGCAGTTGTACTCCTTTTGATATCGAGCCTGGACGAGCATCTCTGGAAACAGGTCCATGAGCTGATCAAAGAAGACAGGGTAAAGGGTCTGGAGCTTGTCAAGGTGCTTGGCAGATTCTTGAAGGAAGGGAGTTGCTACTCGGAGGGGATGGCCGTTTATTATCTGGGCATCATAGATGGGACAGTACCGGACATTTTTATCATAGAAATACTTGAAAATGTCCTGGATGCTCCAGTCATAGATGGGTCTGCCAATGCTGGCCTTGGGGGAACTCTCGGTGATGTAGTTCTCATTGACACGAGTCATTACGAGCATTCTACGAGCCAGAGATTCATCGGCACGAATCCCAAGCATGAAGCAGACCTTTCCCTTAAGGCCCTTGGCCATGTACTCATCCATGGTGAATTGGTCAAAGATCCTCCCTCCAGCATCCTTGATGGCAAAGTCTGGTTTATCCCGGATCCATTTGCGGTTGGGGTCCCACTGGATGTACGAATGACTTACGCCAAGGATGTACTTATGGCTGTAGAGAGGGACAGCATAGTAACGGAAATCGTATTTGCCAGAGTCATAGAACTTGGTGACAAACTTGATTACATCGTCAGGGATGAGTTCCTCGTCTCGGAAAATGACACCAACTGGCCTGTCGATGCCCTTTTCCTCATAGACCTCTTCAGTGAGCTTGAGGGTGACGAGAGAATCCTTACCACCTGAGAAGCACACAAATACATGGTCAAAGATGTCTATGATGTGGGAAATGCGCTTTTTGGCCTCGGAGTAAACATCTGCATCTATGTAGCTCATGGTGAGCTTAGGCATCAAGCACCACCAAGGACAGCAAGTTCATCTTCAGTGTATTCGGAGTCATCAGGTTTTTTGGGTGGCTTGAGCTCTACGTCTTTATCTGGCATAATAATCCAAGAGAATAGTAATTGCTAGACATATATAAATTGTTCGAAAAAATGGGGCAATTCTAATTCAAACCGAAACAGGTTCGGTGAGATTGTAGAGCAAAAGTGAGATGCTCAATCATGGATATTTTCAAAAGGAACCTTGGTACAGAACTTTTTGCTGACCTTGATGAGACAGCTATTCTCTCCAACAGCCACAATCTTGCCCTGCTTTTCAATTCCGCGCTCGATGTATTTGACTGTAATACCGATCCTAAGATTGGTTGCCATGAGTTAATTCACCCGTTTACTGTGGTTTTGACATTTACCTATAGGTTTTGTGACGATATAAATGCTTTGGTCGGTAGAACTCTTGGAAGAAATTATGGTAAAATTGAGAGGTTGGGCCGTCCGATACCGTCATACGACTGTCATACGGCGATACCTTGAAACTATTTATAACTG